GAATCAGCACCTAAGAAAATCTATAGACGCGCAGACATTATTAACCTTATGAGAAACGACCCTGATCGCTATGCTGCTCTACAACCAGAGATCATGAAGGCATACGCAGAGAAACGGGTCAGATAGTATATCTTAGGAGATATTTATTATGACTGATTCCACATATCCCGCAACTGGCGGGTTCGTTGACAACACTAGCGCAGCTACTTTTATTCCAGAAATCTGGAGTGACGAGATTGTTGCAGCCTACCAGAAGAACCTCGTATTGGCAAACCTTGTCAAGAAGATGTCTATGGCTGGCAAGAAAGGTGACACGATCCATGTGCCTAAGCCTGTTCGTGGTGACGCTCACGCTAAAGCTGAGAACACCGCTGTAACGGTTCAGAACGCTACGGAAAGTGAAGTTCAAATTTCTATTAACAAGCACTTTGAATACTCACGTTTGATTGAAGACATTACCGACGTACAGGCTCTTAGCTCACTGCGTCAGTTCTACACGGAAGATGCTGGCTACGCTTTGGCGAAGCAAGTTGACACTGACCTGCACAGCCTGGCTACTGGCCTTGGTACTTCAGGTACTTCTTCTACAACTTACCTGAACAATGCTGGTACGTTCTTCGTAGATGCCTCTAATGGCTTGTCTACTTACACGGCTGACACGGTTGTTCCTGCTGACGTATTTACCGACGCTGGTTTCCGTGGCATTATCCAGAAGCTGGACGATCAAGATGTACCAATGGAAAACCGTTGCTTCATCATTCCTCCTTCAGTTCGCAACACTATCATGGGTATTGATCGTTACGTAAGCTCTGACTTCGTAAACAACGGTCAAGTCACCAATGGTCAGATTGGTCAACTGTACGGCATTGACGTATTTGTTAGCACCAACTGCCCTGTTGTTGAAGCTGCTGGCGATAACTCTGCTTCTTCTGTAGATTCTCTGGGCGCTCTGTTGATCCAGAAAGATGCAATTGTAATGGCTGAGCAACTGGGCGTTCGCTCTCAGACTCAGTACAAGCAAGAGTTCCTTGCTAACCTGTTCACCTCAGACACTCTGTATGGCGTTGCTGTACTGCGTCCTGAGTCAGGTTTGACTTTGGTTGTTCCTAAGTAATAACCATCTAACTGGGGGCTGCTACGGTGGCCCCTAGTTTTATTGAGGTAGCTGAGTATGAGCATAGTAGCTAGTTTGGTCGGCCCAGTATCAGGGTTGCTTGATAAGTTTATTGAGGACAAAGACCAGAAGAATGCTTTGGCTCACGAGATTGCTACCATGTCTGAGCGTCATGCTCAAGAGTTAGCTAAAGGTCAGCTAGAAGTAAACAAAGTAGAGGCAGGACACTCTAGTTTATTTGTTTCTGGATGGCGACCCTTCATTGGCTGGACGTGTGGATTAGGCATGTTTGGTAACTTTATTACAATTCCGTTTTCTAACTTTGTATTAGCTCTAGCAGGTATAGACATTGTTATACCTTTAGTACCACTAGAAACTATGATGCCTGTCCTTATGGGTATGTTAGGTTTAGGTGCAATGCGTTCATTTGAGAAGACAAGGAAATAAGTAGCTGATGGCTCTAAATCTTGATTTCAGTAATTTTAATGTTGACTTGTCTGGTCTAGGTGACTTTAGTTTAGACTTGTCTAACTTGTCTCCTCTTTTGCAGGACACTACTTCTGATCCTAGTCCACTAGACATACGTAAGGCAGAGATTGCTGCTGAAGTAGCTGCTAAAGCAGCACAACAGCCTGTACAACCTGTTAGAGAAACTGCTGATTTATCTGCCTACTATGACGCACTACGTCAAGGAACTATAGTATCTGATATAGATACAGTAGGGCAAAGCTACGATCAAGCACTTAATGAAATACTAGCTAACCAAGGTTTTGTAGATACAGGTTATGCAGAAGGTGGCGGTACAGGAGTCTCTAAACCAACCGTATCTGCTTTTACGGCTCCTGACTATGCTCCTAGAGAGCTAGGTAAGTTCCAAGGTAATCTCTCTGCACACACGTCAAGTTCTTTAGGTCAGATTAAAGAATTCCAAGCTCGCCTTGAGCCTCTAATGGCTCCAGAGATGGCGCGTTTGCAGACACAGGAAAAGTTAGACTACAAAGACGCTGTTGAGCAGGCGTATCTACAAAACCCTGAGATTCAAGCACTGTACAACGAGTACGATGTAAAACCTTTTAGAGCTACTGATGATGGCTCTATTTATCTTTATGACCCGTTTACTTTTGGTGAGATTAGAACATTAGAAGTAAAAGACAATGATCTAAAGAAAGCTATAAAAGCAGTTACTCAGATTGGCGTAAGTATTCTTACAGGTGGCGCAGGGGCTACTATGGGCCTTACAGGTGCCGCAGCCACAGCAACAAGTGCTGCTGTATCAGGATTTACTACGGCTGCGTATGGTGGAGATAAAGACGCTATCCTTAACTCTGTGTTAATGGCTGGTGGTACTTCTTTACTTAAAGGTGCAGTTGATAAAGTTAAGCAAGGCGTAGAGAACGTAGCTGAAGAAACTCTACAAACTATTAGTCCAGAACTTAAAGCCAGTATCCCAGAGATAGTTCCTACTAATGTTTCAGAAGCTGCTGTAGCTAATCCTAGTAGTGTTATAGATTTAGCAGGCGATCCTTCTGCTTTTGGAAATATAGATAGTGCAGCTTTTACTCCTGAAACTGTTGCTTCTACTTTAACTGATTCTCAACATTTTACTAACACTATTAAAAGAATTGTAGATGATGTTGGTGGAGACGCCGCTTATAAAAACTTAACTCCAGATCAGTTTGGGCAGCAGTTGCTTAAACATGGAGGAGGAAGAGCTTACAGACAAATTTTTGAATACGGAGGAGATCCAAGAGCTTTAGTAGATATTCCTGATGAAATAATCTCTATGTCTGGCGGTGTTGGTGCTATTCCAGACTTTATTATGAAAACAGAGATGGAGGACTACACTAGACCTTCCGGATTATTTACGGAAACAAAAGTTGATATAAATAAACTAGAAACTCCTCAAGAACGCCCAACACCAGTAAGACCTACAACTCCAACACAAACACCAGGAGGTGGTGGTGGAGCGCCTAGTGCAGAAGCGTCAGCGCCTACAACTACAACAGTAACTGCACCAGCAGCCCCTAGTGCAACTATAACGCCTAGCGTACCAAGACCTACGCTTACTGCTCCTGGATCAGTTACTAATGCATTGTTGACTAACACATTGTCTGGTTTAGCATCAGCAGCATCTACAGTACCTCCTCCAGTTACACCTATTGCTACTACTGCTCCTACAACTGAACCTACGCCTCCTACAACTACAGAGCCTACAGATATACTGGAAGACACTACTGCTGAAGATACTACTGCACAAATAGAAGCAGAAGCACAGGAAGCTAAAGAAGCTGAAGCAGAGCGTTTAGCTGAAGAAGCTAGAAAAGCAGAAGAAGCTAGAGCAGCCGCAGAAGCTAAAGCCGCAGCAGAACAAGAAGATATTGCACAAGCAGAAGCTAGAGCAGAAGCAGCGGAAGCCGCTAGGGAAGCAGCAGAAGCACAAGCAAAAGCAGACGCAGCAGCCGCAGAAGCTAGGTATGGAGAAGCTGTAGCAGCAGGAGAAGCTCTTGGTGAAGCTAGATACGGTGAAGGTTTAGGTACAGGTAGAGGCCAAGGTGCAGGAGCAGGGATTGGCGCTGGGCTAGGCTTAGGTTTGCTTTCTGGAATGTTAGGAGGCCAAGGAGGAACTGGAGGTTACACACCACCAGAGTTTGAAGACTATGATTTTAGAAAAACATATCAAGCACCTGGGTTACTAGAGTTAGCACCACAGTACGAAGGTTACCAAGCTCCTGCTGCATATGACCCAGAAACTAACTATGCTAATACAGTAGCAGATCAGATACGTAACCTTACATCATTCCCAGCACTGTCTAAAGACCAAGTGCAAAATAGGCTAGGCTTGTTTGAAGACTCTTTACTTCAAGAAGCAGTTATGCAAAATTTATACGGAGCAGGCGGTAGATGAGTACCACATATTTGAATATAGTCAACGAGGTACTACGTAGGTTACGTGAAGACGAAGTATCTGCCGTTGCTAACACAGTTTACTCTAAGATGGTAGGCGACTTTGTAAATGATGCTAAACGCATTGTAGAAGATGCACATGAGTGGTCTACGTTACGAACAACTATTATTGTTCCTACTGTAGCAGATACTACAGAATATAGCTTGACAAACGCTGGAGAACGTGTTAAAATATATAGTGCTATTAACGACACATCAAACTTCTTTATGCGTTATGAGTCACCTAACTGGTTTAACAACGCATATTATATCTCTGGTGAAGTCACAGGCACTCCAGACTCCTACACGTTTAGTGGTATAGACAGTAATGAAGATACTAAAGTACGTGTGTACCCTAAGCCTGATGCAGTGTACTCTATGCGCTTTGATTTAATTGCTAGAGAAGATGAACTGTCTAGTGATACAGACACTACAGTGTTACCTAAGAACGCTATTATTCACAACGCTGTAGCTTTGTTGGCTAGAGAGCGTGGTGAAACAGGCGGTACTACTGCACAGGATTATTTCTTAATTGCAGACAAGCATCTGTCAGACGCTATTGCAATAGATGCTTACAAGAATCCTGAAGAATTTATATATACGGTACCCTAATGGCTGAACAACGTCAGAACATATACATAGGCGCTCCAGGATTCAAAGGTCTTAACACACAGGACTCTCCTGTAACACAAGACCCTGCCTTTGCATCTATTGCTGAGAATGCTGTTATTGATAAGTACGGCAGGATTGCAGCACGTAAGGGTCTAAAGAAGATCACAAGCAGTGCTACGCCTTTAGGGTCTAGCGATGGTATTGAATCTATCTTTGAGTACGTAGACCAAAGCGGTGACAAAGTAGTGTTTTCCGCTGGTAACAACAAGGTGTTTACTGGAACTACTACACTCACTGACGCTACACCTAGTGGCTATACGCCTACGGCAAACAACTGGAAGATAATAAACTTTAACAATCATGCTTACTTCTTTCAAAAAGGACATGAGCCGTTAATTTACACTGATGAGTCTGGCTCTGGTGTGCTTGATAACATAAGCGACCACAGCCATGCTACAGGTACAGCACCACAAGCTAATGAAGCTCTAGCAGCTTTTGGTCGTGTATGGGCTGCTGACGTTACTGGTAACAAGCATACTGTTTACTGGTCTGACTTACTGAATGGTCATGCGTGGACAGGTGGCTCTACAGGATCTTTAGACTTAACTACTGTATTTCCTGAAGGCTTTGATGAGATAGTAGCACTTAGAGAGTTTAACAACTTTCTAGTTATCTTCTGTAAAAGAAGTATCTTACTGTACTCTGGTGCATCTTCTCCTGCCAGCATGACGTTATCCGATGTTATCACTGGTATTGGCTGTATTGCTAGAGACAGTGTACAGGCAATAGGTA